ATAATCAGACCATTCGTAAAATAACATCAGCGGGAGTAGTAACTACTATTGCTGGCACTGCTGGTCAAACTGGTTCTACTGATGGAACTGGTTCTGCTGCTAGATTTTATGGTTTACGAGGAATAACTATAGATTCTACTGGTAATTTATATGTATGTGAGTCTGCTAATTGTACTATTCGCAAAATAACACCATTTGGAGTGGTAACTACTTTTGCTGGTACTGCTAGTAGTTATACTTATGGTGATGGAACTGGTATTAATGCTAGGTTTGGTTCTCCAGAAGGAATTACTATAGATTCTTCTGGTAATTTATATGTATGTGATACTGGAAATCACATTATACGTAAAATAACATCAGCGGGAGTGGTGACTACTATTGCTGGTACTGCTGGTCAAATTGGTTCTACTGATGGAACTGGTTCTGCTGCTAGATTTAAATACCCGAAAAAAATAACTATAGACGGAGGAGATAATTTATATATAAGTGATACTAATAATCATACTATTCGTAGAATATTATCTGGTACTAATATAGTAACTACTTTTGCTGGTACTGCTGGTCAGGCTGGAACTTCGAATGGTACAGCACATATCGACGGTCATCCAGTAATTGCAGATGTTGATGATATACCATTTACTGGATTAGGAAATGGAACAAATGGAGGAGCTGTTGGAATTTGGTATAAAGATGGGATACCATTTACTGGTACTGGTAACGGAACATTAGGAACTCTTAATCTTATATATAAAGATGGGAAGCTTTTTGATGGTATATCAATTTCTACTAATGGTACTGGAGGAGCAGTTATATCAAAAGGAATTCCATTTACAGGAGCTTCTGATGGCACTGTAGGAGAAAAGGGATTAGTATATCTTGATGGATTTACATATACTGGTGTTAGTAACGGAAAAGTCGGAGATTTGAATAAAGTATATAAAAATGGAGCGTTATTTACTGGAACAGGTAATGGAACAAATTTAGGAACTAAAGATGCTTTATATAAAGACGGTGTTTTATTTACTGGTGAAGATTTTTCGGTATCATATGATATGATAACTGTTGTTTGGTATGAAAATGGATTTCGTTTTAGTGGATTTGGTCATGGAACAGTAGGATTAGCAAATCATTTATATAAAAATGGAGTATTAGTAAATGGACAGAAAAATCTATTGGGTGTAGAAATGATTTTTGCTAATGGCTTACCATATACTGGATTTTATGATGATAAAAAATTATATAATAATGGTGTATTATATACTGGAATAGGATCGGGAACTGTTGGTGCATTGGGAATATCATATGTTAATGGAGTTCCAGTAACTGTTACTCCTGTAAAATTTAATTCTTTTACTGGTAATGAGTATACATGTGCTGCGATAACAACAGATCATGATGTTTATGAATGGGGTAACGCATATGCTGGGTCTACATTAAGCGAAAGGATTACACACAAAGCATCTAGAATGATGCTACCTGTTGACATATCAAATCCTAAAGATATAACAGCTTTCAGATATATTCGATCTGTAAGTATACCTTCGTATGGATTCGTTAATGTAACTAAAGCTTATATATTATCTGAAGACGGAACTGTATATTCTATACTTAGACAAAGACAAATTAATCCAATAAATTTAACATATAATCCTAATAATCCATATAGTGATTCTACAGCTATATCATCTGTAAAAATAACTGGATTGCCTAAAGTATTATCTTTAGAACAAAATTCAGAATTAGTTTTAGCTTTAGGAGAAGATAAATGCGTATACGAATTGTACGATAATTTTAGTTTTGGTACTAGTGCATTTAAAGTATTAGGTTTGCCAAATATTATTGATATAAAAGTAGCTAAAAGTAGTTCTGCAATTTATTCTGCATTGGTTTTAGGTGAGGATAAAAAACCTATTTTTATAACAAAACCTACTATAGTAGCAAGATACAACCCTCCTTATACCACAATAAATGTACCTACAACAATTAAAAAAATGTCTTGTGGATATAATACCCACGGATTTATTGCAGATAATGGGAATGTATATTTTTATGGAACTAATACTTATAATCAAATACCATTTACCACAAGAGGATCATCGCAATCAGCTTCATCTATAAATCCTATTGAAATAGTTTCTTTACGAGATGACGTAAAAGATTTATTTATTGGTGATAACATGTCGATGATTGTCACAAATAGTGGAAAATTGACAGGCTTCGGAACGGGTTATAACACAACAATAAAAAATTCTACTTCACAATTACCTAATGTTAGTGCTGTATATACCACTGGAAGAAATTATTATGTTATAGGAGCAAATGGAGTGCTATCTAGTGCAGGATCTATTGCTAATACTTATGGACAATTAGGACACTATAGTGCAACAATTTCATGGGAAACTGTATATAGTATGCCTAATATATATACAAACAAATCCATAAATGATAAAATATATTATACACAATCATTTGGAAATGGAATAGTATCCGAAGAAATTTATACACAAGGTTTATTGCATAGTCCATGTGGTATTGTTCCTGATAATAAAGGTAATTTATATATTTTAGATAGAATCAATAATGCTATAAAAAAATATAATATATCTAGTAATGTAATGACAACTATTTCTTCTTCTGATCAAACATTACATTACCCAAAAGCAGGAGTTTTTGATTCTTCTGGTAATTTATTTGTTGCTGTTGATGGTTCTAGAACTATAGTAAAGGTTTCTCCTAATGGAATAGTAACACAATTTGCTGGTAGTGGAGTTTCTGGAAATAAAGATGGAAAAGGTATATTAGCAACATTTTCAAAACCATCGGGAATATCTATAGATTCTAATGATGTTTTATATGTTACGGATAGTGTAAATCATAATATCCGTAAAATCACACCAGATGGAACCACTACTATTTTTGCTGGTGGATCTGCATCGGGAATTTTAGGAGGATACAAAGACGGAACTGGAACAAATGCTTTATTTTATTTAGTAAATGGAATTACCATAGGATCTAGCGGAAATATTTATGTAACAGACATTCCACCATCGGTAAATGGTGGAAGAATCAGAAAGATTACACCCTCTGGAGTAGTAACAACTATAGCAGGTAATGATGTAGGGGGATCTATAAATGGCATTGGAACTTCTGCTAATTTTAATAGAGTAGAAGGTATTATTGATGATAAGGATGAAAATCTTTATGTATGTGATTTTGGTAATAGTAAAATAAGAAAAATTACTCCCGCTGGAGTTGTAACAACTTTTGCGGGTGGTGATACTTCTGGAACAACTTCAGGATATAAAGATGCTACGGGTATTAGTGCTTGGTTTAATCGTCCAATAGGAATTAGTATTGATTCTAATGGAGATTTCTATGTAGCAGATACAGATAATAATAAAATTAGAAAAATTACTTCTGATGGTGTAGTTACTACTGTTGCTGGAGGAAGTATAGGTAATTCTGATAGTACTTTAGTGTATGATGATATGAATATACAATTTGATAATCCAACACATTTAGTTATGGATGCATCTAGAAATTTATATTTTTCGACTGGTCCTACAGGTCCTAATAAAATTAAAAAACTCTCTACTAGTTATCAAATAACCAACATTTTATCTTCTGGAGATACATCAAAATATTTGGCGGATATAGTTGATGGTGGTGATATATCATCAATGTCAAATGTTAATAATGTGTTGACCGTTTCTTTGGGATATTATATCTATCAAGTATATGGTGGATCTTATAATACTTTATATTCGGATGTTAATTATACGGGATATCAATTTGATAGTGCTAATCAAATAACTTATTTTACATATTATGGATTAATTAACATTATTAATGCAAATAATATTACTACTGTTGTTGGAGGTTCTGCTGATGGAACTACGTTTGGTATGTTTGATGGTGTAGGCACAAATACACTATTTAACGGAATAAAATCTCCTTTACTATATAATGGAGATTTGTATGTATGCGATGCTTATAATCATAGAATTAGAAAAATTACTTCACAAGGAGTAGTTACAACTTTTGTTGGAGGTGGAACTAGTGTAAATCCTAGAGGATATCAAGACGGAACTGGATCAGCAGCTTTATTTAATACTCCAAATTCTATAATAACATATGGTGGTAATTTTTATGTTTGTGATACTAACAATAATAGAATTAGAAAAATTACTCCTCAAGGAGTAGTTACAACTTTTGCGGGTAGCGGTTTATATGGTACAGTGGATGGATCATCAACATCAGCTTCTTTTAGTTATCCTATTAATATCACAGCAGATCCTACGAATGGAGATATTTATGTTGCTGATTATAATTCTGATAGAATAAGAAAAATAACACAAAACGGAACAGTATCTACAATAATATCCAAACAATCTATAGGTGTTGTAGTAGATTCTGATGGTAATTTATATTTTTCTGATGTATTCAATCATAAAATTAGAAAAATTACGCCGAATGGTGTAATGACTACTTTAGCTGGGGGTGGTACAAACGGAAAAACTTCTGGAAGTATTGTAGGAACTGGTACAGCAGCTTTATTTAAAACTCCTCGTGGATTAGCTATTGATTCTAGTAATAATATATATGTTTGTGATTCTGGCAATCATGCAATTAAAATAATAAATCCTTCTGGTGTAGTCACTTTATATGCTGGATCTCCAACAGCATCAGGGAATACAGATGGAAATAAAGATACAGCAGCTAGATTTAATAGTCCTTGTGGAATTTATAGAACTTCAAATGGAGATATATACGTTTCGGATACTTCTAATCATAGAATAAGAAAAATCACTTCATCTACTAATATAGTATCTACTATAGCTGGTAATGGTATTGGATATGCTAATGGAACTGGTACAGCAGCTTTATTTTGTGAACCAAATGGAATATCAGTAGATTCTAGTGGAAATGTTTATGTAGCAGATTCTAAAAATTATACTATTCGTAAAATAACATCTTCTGGAATAGTAACAACTATTGCTGGAGATGGGACTTTTGGTACTACAGCTACAAATAGCAAAATAAATTCACCATTCGGATTAACAATAGATTCTAATAATGATTTATATTTTACTCAAGGACATCTAATACAAAAAATAACTACTTCTACTGGAGTAATAACTGATGTAGCTGGTCTAAGAAACGCCACATCACAATTACCAACCTATAGAGAGGGGACATCAGCAGCTTTTTCTAGTCCATTAGGTATAACTGTAGATTCTAATAAGAATCTTTATATTATTGATGCTGGTAACAGCAAAATTAGAAAAATAAGTCAAATATCTTAACCATTAAGATCATAAGTTCCGTAGACGGAAGTGTCATTCATTGTCATATCAATGACGTGTTTGACACTTTCTTCGTCTGCTGATCCGTGATATGATTTAGCTGGAGAAGAAAGTTCGCCAACAATATTACTGCTAAGTTTTCCATAAAACGAATCATCAGTAATTTGTTCGTTGACGGATTCGTTGGGGAGACCAGGTTCCCAACTGTATTCCATTCTTTTTGCTTTTAATTGCCACCCATAATGACCTCCTAATGGGTTCATTTGATTTCCAACTTCTTGATCCTTTCTTTGAGTGATTTGAAAATAATTACCACCTCTACCGTTCAAACGATCACTTCCATATTCTGACATTTGAAATACATCACCAGACTTTGGTTCGATTGACTGATTTAATTCTGTATAAACAGGATCTCCAGACATTCCTTTCAAAAATGACCTATAGTCTATGTATGCTGTAATTTCATCATCTGCTGCAAAACCAAATTTACTTAGCATTAAATTAGATTCAGACAAATCTATTATCATTTTTAATGCTTTTGGTCCATGAAAAATACTAGTTGGTTGTTCTCCATAAATTAAATCAGCAGATAAAATATTCATGGTGTTTACATAATAATTAATTTTTTGTCCCATGCTATGGACAACTTCTTCTGCTACGTTGGCTAAAGTTTCAATATCGGGAGTTAATCTTCCTTTATCGTATAATTCGTAACAATTACTAAAATTACCAGCACCAGAATAATAGCAAGTCATATTAGTATTTAATTACATTAAACTGTTTAGTTTGTGGATGTTTAAATAATTTAAAAGGTCTTTTACCTAAACCTACTGCAACACCTTTTTCTAACTCATGTCTATTTAAACCATGTTTTGATATTAATTCTTCTGCTTCATCTGGAGAAATTCCTCCAACTTTTTGTTTTGAATTCTGATCAAAATTTGCATCTGTTGGTTTATAACGATTTGCCATAATATTAGCAGATTGTAGATTGCTACCATCATCAGTAAATTTATTTCCTCTAGTAGTAATTGCATGTGTAGTCCTATGCCTAGGCATTACTACATGTTCTTTTAAGAAGAATTCTTTAAAAGTCATCATGATATTATTTAATAAAAAAGGGACTCCGAAGAGTCCCTTTTAAAATTTTTATTAACTTTCTATTTTAGTTAAACATTGATTTTCCAGGCCCACTTGGAGTGGACATATTGGACTTAACCTTCATTGACTTACCGTCATCGTAGGTAGTTTTCGCGGGCATGTAATGTGCCGTAGGTGCGGTTTGTGCAGTCTTAGAAGCCTTTCCATGAGCGGAAGCGGTTCCAGCAACTCCACCAACTTTATCATTACTCTTAGAAGTCATCTTCTTGCCGTCATTACCAAAATTTTTATATTCTGATTGAGGAGATTCTTTAAGACTGTCTTCATCATCTTCGGATTCTTCGGATTCTTCTTTTTCGGATTCAGCAGCTTCGTCTCCATAGGATTCGCCGCCCTCTTCTCCACCAAATCCGCCTTCTTCATCACCCATTTCTTCTTCTTCACCACCACCTAATACGTCTTGTAGCATACCCATTAGTTTTTCAGCAGTTCCTCTGTCGAGAGTTAAAGTCACGGTATCTTCACCGCCTTCTTCCTCCCCGCCAAAACCACCTTCGCCACCTTCACCACCTTCACCACCTTCGGAAGGTAAACCAAGGGCATCATTTTCCATTACATCTTCAAACAATTTTTCGAATAGAGATTTATTACTCATATATCCTATTTATGCTAATTGATATAATTTTTCCAATTTTTTGATGTTTTTTTTTATTTTTTATTAAATGTATATATGGCTAGAAATCCCAAAAAACAAATTTACATGAATAATCCTGCTCTACCTACGGTAGAAGCACAATTTGAGTATACACCAGAAATGGTTGCGGATCTTAAAAAATGTAAAGAAAATATTCTACATTTTGCTGAAAATCATTTTTATATTGTAACAAACGATGAAGGCAGACAGAAAATTAAATTACATTCATTTCAAAAAAAAGCATTAAGAATGATTAGAGATAATCGTTTTAGTTTATTGTTGTTTAGTAGGCAAGTCGGTAAATCGACTATATCAACAATATATTTGTTATGGGTTGCAATATTTCAAGATGATCAAAGATTGTTACTTGTTGCAAACAAAGAAAATACAGCAAAAGAAATCTTCAGAAGAGTAAGATTTGCATATGAAAATTTACCAAATTGGTTGAAAGCTCCAGTTAGTTATTATGGACTAGAATCTATGGAATTAGCAAATGGTTCTCGTATTGGTATTACAACAACTACGGGAACTGCTGGTCGTGGAAGTAGTGCTAATCTGTTATTTGTGGATGAAGCGGATTGGATAGAGTGTATCGAGGGGTCCGCACTAATTGAAATAAAAAACAAAAAAACACAAGAAATAAAAAAAATTTCAGTAGAAAAAGCTTACAATCTATTTAATTTAGATAAATAGATTGTGTATGCTCGATCTATTGCTAACAAATAATGATAATATAACTCATGAAAATGTATACAAAAATAATGAAAAATTAATATATTCTTTAGAGGAAACACGAAAAATCGCAAAGCAAACTTATTATAATAATTCTAAATTATTAATACCTAGATCATATTCTAGAATAATAGATAAAAGATTAATTTTATCTATTTTTGAACATACAAAACAATATGAAAATTTGCCGTTTATATATAAATTAAAATTTATATTAGATCTTGTTAAAAAAGAAACATTAGAATGTAGTATTTGCTCTAATACAAACAAACATAAAGATAGAGCATTATATAAATATTGTGGAAATAAAGATTGTTTAAAACAAATACAATCAAAAAAAGCTAAAGAACGTGGAACACGGATGATGCTCACTAAAGAAGCAAAAGATAAAAAAATTAAATCTTTAACTGGTAGAAAGTTATCCGAAGAGAATAAACGAAAAATAGGAGAAACTAATGCTAAAAAATGGACAGAAGAATATAAAGCAAAAGATAGATTGCTTAGAATATCTAAAAATTGTGATAAAAGAATATCAGATACGATGAAAGCTAAAATATTATCTGGAGAATTCACACCAAAATCGGAAAATAGGAAAAGAGCAAAAAGAATTAAATCTGATATTACTGGACTAAATTATAGAAGTAATTGGGAATTGATTTTTCATGAAAATAATCCAAAATTAGAATACGAAAAATTGCGATTATCTTATATGGATGGGGAAAATGAAAGAATATACATTACAGACTTTGTTGATTTTGATAATAAAATAATATATGAAATTAAACCTTCTTCTGAATTAAACGAAACAAACTTTTTAAATAAGAAGAAATATACAGAAGAGTGGTGCAATAAAAATGCATTTTTATATAAAGTAATAACAGAAAAAGACTATAATTTTTATGGAAGAAAATAATTTAAATCCAAATGATTGGGAAATTTTAACAAATACTGGATGGAAATCTTTTTCTGGTGTAGTTAAAAACAAAAATATAAAATCGGTAAAATTAAAATTTGATGATGGAACTGAACTTATATGCAGTGAAAATCATGAACTGTTAACATATTCTGGAAATTTTACTTATGCAAGTAAATCTAGATATAAAAAAATAGTGTCTGATTCTGGGTATAAAAAAGTTATATCAGTTATTAAAAATGGATTTATAGATGCATATGATGTTACGAATGTAGATGGTGGAAAATATTTCACAAATGATGTAATATCTCATAATTGTAATATGCTTAGTGAATTTTGGGCATCAATTTATCCAATCATTTCTTCATCTACAAAATCCAAAATTATTATGGCATCTACTCCCAGAGATACATCTGGGTTATTTTATAAACTTTATAGTGGATCTGTAAAAGGAGATAATGAATGGGTTCATATGAAAGTACTGTGGAGTGAAGTTCCTGGACGTAACGAAAAATGGAAACAACAAACTATGGCATCTTTGGTAGATCCCGCAATGTGGAATCGCGAATTTGAGTGCGAATTTGATGAAGTAGGAGAATCCGCTCTCGACAATGAAATGTTTGATCAGATGAAACGATATACATTTGAGCCACTTTATGTATTAGATGATGGGCATTATAATCTTTGGGAACAACCAAACGAAGAAAAGATATACGTTGCTGGAGTAGATATATCAGAAGGAGTTGGAAAGGATTATTCTGTAATACAAATATTAGATATAACAGAACCTAGAAAAATAAAACAAGTTGCTGTTTATAGTAACAATAAAATATCTCCTTCAGAATTTACTCCAAAATTAAGAGAAATTCTACAGCATTGGGGAGATCCCCTTGCAATGATTGAACGAAATAATTGTGGAGCACAAGTCGTTGATAATTTAAAAAGAGAATTTAACTACGAAGGAATTGTTAATTGGGGTATAGATAAAGTTGTAAACAGAACTTCAAATAAGTTAGGTATTATATCTCATACAAATACCAAATATTATGCTGTAATGAATCAAAGATATTGGGTGAATACAATGAAACAGGTCCAAATAAATGATGCGGGAACTGTTTTAGAGATGAAAGATTTTGTGAGAAGTAAAGGTGGTACATGGGGTGCTAAAAGCGGATCAAACGATGATAGAGTAATATCCTTAATGTGGGCACTAATGATTCTACACGAAAATATAGCAAATGTTTATTTTGATATCATAGAAAATGATGAAAATGGAAAACCTTCTGTAATACGATCAATAGATTACGGAATCAAATATTATATTAATCCAACATCAATATATTCTAATGAAAAATCTGGTGGAGATGCATTACCAGTTTTAATGGGAGGTAATGCGGAATCTGATAATCCAGATATAGACGAATTATACAATCAAGGTTGGACACATATGTAATTAAATATAATTATGTCAAATTATTTTGATCAGTCTAGTTTAAACAAATCTAGGAAAGATAAATTTACTCTGGTAATGGCATTACCAGAGGCTTTAATACCTTTTAACAAAAAATTTCAAAGAAGTAATGCTGATGTAGATTTGAATACAATTCAGTTTTCTATATATGGTACAGTAGTTCCTAAGAATAATATCCCAGCAGAAGATGTTAGATATGCTGGAGGAAATATATTCGTATCCTCACATAGCAAACCGTCATACGAACCAGTTTCTGTAAATTTTACAATAGATAACGAATTTAAGAATTACTGGGTAATACATAAATGGTTAGATTTGATGAGAAATGAAAAAAGTGGAGTTTATGAGCATCCAGAAACAATTAAAGATAAAGGATTGGGGCAATATTCTACCGATTTTTATATTATAGCAAGAGACGAGTTTAATAAAGAAGTTATAAAATGGGTGTATAAATCAGCATTTCCCATATCTTTAGGAGAAATTAATTATAATTATAGAGAAGCGGACGAAATTGAAACTACTTTCGAATTTGTATTTAGAAGGATAGAAACAATTTTAATATAAAATAAAAATTATATACTAATAAACACTAAATATTAACATGGCTAGAAGTATTCAATCCCCAGGAGTCGAAATTGTTGAAAAAGACTTATCGTTATCCCCTGTATTACCAGCAGGAACAAATATTTTCATGACAGGTTTTGCTGCAAAAGGTCCATCAGATGACGTTTTGCAAATTACCTCAATGGCAGATTTTGAACAAATCTATGGAACACCAACAAGTTCCGCAGAACGATATTTTTATTATGGTGCAAGACAAATTTTAAATAGTTCTAATGGAAATCTATATGTAAGTCGTATGCCATATGGTGATGGTATCGGAGAAGGATATGGCTCCACATACGGAGCATTGGTTTATCCTATAGTTGCGGTATATGAAGATCCATTAGAATCAAATCAAGTAGGAAGAAATACAAAATTAATAAGTCCTGATTATTTTAAAAAGCAACTTATTATTGATGCATTAAGTGCATCAAACACTCTTTCAGCTAGAATAGCAACATTAAGTACTGTAGGTATTTCTACTTATGAAAAATTTACTAAATCTGATAGAAAAACTATTGTTGATGCTTGGAATTCTTATAGTCAAACCTATCAAACCAATCCTCTTCTTAGTGCATTTGCATTAGAACAATATTCACAAATACAATATTTTCCTTTAGGTAATAATACGATAGTAACTACTGATTTATTAGCAAGTGATAAATCCACATATATTATTGGTGCTCCTAAATTCTTTGATTTAGACAATGCTCAATATCAAGGTGTTATTGATGGATCAGCTTTCACTTCTACAAATTCTAAATGGTCTTCTACAGCAGCAAGAATAACAGATATTACCAGTGTTGCTGAATTTGGTAAATCTGGATTAATTGTTGTTAATAAAATTCAATCAACTATCAACAATCGTTGGGAAGGAAGTTATATCGGCATAACCGATAATACCAATCTACAACCAAATACAGATCATAATTCAATTCGTGCTATTTATACGAATGGAGCCGCTGCTGGAATTAATGGAATGCTTAAATCTGACATGAGGGAAATTCCAATAACTAAATTAGCATTCCCACTATCAGCAACTACTGATACTGGATCTAATAGAAATTCTAATAGTTTATCCGAAGCATTAGAAAAAGTTTCGTATTCATTCCCCGATATGTCTACCAGTACTTTTGATGATACTGTATCATTTGGGTTATTTAAACTTCGTACAAGTCCATATAATCCAGATGCGATTACATTAGGTTATGCATTTGAAGAATCTAGAGTAGGATCTTTCGATTATTATAGACAAGTAAATAGTCAATTGGGTGGAGTTCCTAAATCTTTCTACATTGAAAATCAGATAAGTAAATCTAATACTATTACATGTTTTATTAATAGTAATATAAATGGTAAAACTACTGGTTCTTGGTTAAACACAAATGGTATACCAAATAAAAAAGTTCGTATTTTAACACAACACGCAGTAGATGATATGATTAATTTCTTCGAAGGAAATTGGTCTAGATATGGATTTCATCTTAACGATTTAACTCAAATAACAAACTATTTAGATTATGCTGATGCGCTATTCCCCGCTGGTAGTTATGCAAATTTCTCTACTACTGGTAAAAATTTAGGATCGATTCCATTTAAATTAGATCGTACACTAAGAAAGATTGAAAACGATGAATTATTTGATCTTGATATTGTAATTGAAAATGGATTAGGAACTATATATGCAGCAATCTGTGCTAATGAAGTAACATATTATGATGATATGGACACAAATAAAGGATTACTAGCTGGTGTTGCCGCTATTTGTGAAAACGAATCTACTGATCCAGATCCAACCAAACCAAATTATAATGTAAAGGAAAATTATAATGCTGTATTCCAAATTTTTGATAACTTTGTTACAAATTTAAGAAAAGATTGTATATTCATTGCAGATCCTCTAAGACACATTTTCATCACTGGTGCAAATAATTTAACATCAGCAGATCATAACAAAGCATTCTCTAAGTATATTTATAATCCTTTGAGACATCTATACGAAACAGCAAATAGTAGTTATTCTGTTGTATATGGTAACTGGGCTAAAGTAAATGATGAATATGCTGGTATGAATATTTGGGTTCCTTTCTCTCCATTCGCCGCAGCAGATATGGCAAATGTTGATAGAAATTTCGAACCTTGGTATGCACCCGCTGGTTTCACACGCGGACGTGTCACTAATGCTCTTGCATTAGCAGTAGCACCAAAACAAAAAGAAAGAGATATGCTATACAAAATAGCTATAAATCCAGTCGCATTCTTCCCGAATGATGGATTTAATATCTTCGGTCAAAAGACCCTTTTACGTCAACCAAGTGCATTTGATAGAATTAATGTTCGTAGATTATTCTTGTGGTTAGAGAAAGCTGTAAAAAAGACTGTAAAATATTTCGTGTTTGAACCAAACACATTGTTTACTCGTAATAGAGTAGTGTCTGTATTAACTCCTATCTTTGATAGAGCTAAGAACACACAAGGTCTATACGAATATCAAATTGTTTGTGATGCTAGAAATAATACTCCAGCAGTAATTGATCAAAATGAAATGGTTGTAGATATCTACTTAAAGCCAGTTCGTTCTGCCGAATATATCTTGGTGAACTTCTATGCAACATCAACCTCTACAAACTTTAACGAGATAATTGGAGCCTAAACCTAAATAATTATATATGGAAATACCAGAATTAACAATTAATAGTTTTTTTCGTAATGCGGTAATTGATGACTTTTCTAGAGATTACCTATTTAGGATAACAAGAATAAGTTTCGATAACGGCGAATTACTCGACGAGACGGATCTATTGTTTGCAAAAACGGGTAAATTACCCGCAAGAACAATCGTAAACCATCAAGTAAAATACGCAGGTCAGACGTTTAATGTTCCAGGATCGGTGGAGTTTCCAGGCAGCGAAAGCTATGTAATGGATTTCTATTGCCCAGAAACTTCATCTATTAGAGAAAGATTAATGAATGAAAGCGTTAGAACATTCAACAACTTTTACGGTATTGCTGGCAGTGGTGCTGGTGGTGGAACTATTGCTAGTGCTAATTCGACGATTGAATTAATTCAATTTAATAAAAATCTTGATGCTCTTTATAAGTATGAATTAGTTGGCTGTTCTATTCGTGAAGTAGGTGAAGTTGCATATAACATTGCAGAAGGTAACGGTGCTGTTATGTCCTTTAATGTTGGTGTTGCTTATCACTTCTTTAGACGTTATGCTTTAGGAAGCAATTTAGTAGTACCCACCAGCGAACTATAATAAATGGCTGATGTAAATCCTCCGAGTCCAGTAACTCATTTTTTAGAGTTATTATCAGATTGGGACTATAGCTTACCTCTCACAACACAATGGGCGGTAGCTATAGCTCCAGAAGCTTCGGAGAATGGAGATTCTAATGGATTATTTCAGATTATAAAAGAGTATACACAAATTGATGTAACTGATTTTTATATACCATTATCTATTCAAAATAAATTATTAAATGAAAAGACCCAGCCCAATATTGATGGGCTGGGTCTTTATTATGCGCAATCCATAAGAATGCCAAAAGAATCGTTTACTCCTATGTATGTAGGTGTTGATAATATGGGAGGGTTTTTGAAAGGCACTGTAGCAAGCGATAGATTAGATATGGGTGGAAGACATTTTAATATAGATTTTTTAGAAACAAACGTAGATTTTTCTGACGGATTAATTCGTCCTTGGATAATAGCAGCTTCTTATAGAGGTTTAATAAACACTGGCAAAAGAAATTCTATTAAAACTAGTATTGTAATACAAGAATTTTCAAGGCAGAGAAATGCAGATGATTTAAAACCAGTCAGAAAAATACATACATTTGAAGGGTGTGTTCCTATAGATGTCTCCGAAAGAACTTTAAAATATGATTCTGAGGAAGTTTTAGTTAAAAGTGTTGGATGGATTTATACTTCATATAAATATGAAATAGACCCAAACAGACTTAGATAATGAGATTCACAACAAAATTACAACTTCCACTATTAAAAAGAGAAGTAAGATATTCAACTATTAAAAATAATAACTATTTTGATATAATTAAATTTATTACAAATAAAGATGATGAAGGTCTTAATAATTACTTCGAA